ATTCATTTGTGGATTGTCTTGATTTGGTGTTGTCATAATTTTCAATCTATTGTTTTTGGTTAAAACCAACCAAGCCCAGCCTGACCCAAATCTCCCAATAGACTCTTCTTCAAATTTCTTCTTAAATTCTTTGTAAGAACCAAATTCTTTATTAATTTTGGTTAATATTTCTCCTTTGATTGTTTGTTTCTCAGGTGATAACATTTTCCAAAATAATGAATGGTTGTAAGCCCCACCACCATTATTCCTAATTACTTTTGGATATCTTGTAATTGATTTGATAATATCTTCCAATTCAACATTACCATAGTTCTTTTTTGATAAGGCATCGTTAAGTTTTTTAACATATCCTTTATAGTGTTTGTTGTAATGAACATTCATTGTTTTTACATCAATGAATCTGGTTAATGAGTCATAACCATAAGGTAATTTATCAATACCAATCTTCTTGGCTTCAGTTATTAAACTTTCACCTAATAATATAGTTTCTTTTAATAGTTCTATTTTGTTTTCCATAAGATATAAATATCTTATAAATATCATTGGGGGGTGTTAATCCTATTCATAATTTGTTCAATGAATTCGGCCTTATCCAAATTGTCCCCCATCACGGTATCAATGATATTCTTTTTGTTAATCAACATATCATAAATAACGCCTTCAATTGTATTTTCAAAGATGGGATAGTAAACTGAAACACAATTTTTTTGACCATATCTATAAGCTCTATCTTCCGCTTGTTGGTGATGTGCGGGAACAAAAGATAAGTCATTAAACAATACAACCTCACCCGCAGTTAATGTAATACCCACACCCGCAGCTTGAACATTTCCAACGAATACTTTTATTTTATCATTTTCTTGGAATTGATCAACAGAATATTGTCTTTGAGCTTTACTACAAGTTCCATCCAAATAAACTGATTGTTTCCCAAAATGTGAATGTATTTTTTGTAAACTATCTGTAAAGTTCGTAAATACAATTACTTTTTTACCTTGATCTAATATATTTTCAATTAAACCAATAGTCTCTTGAACTTTTTCATCTGCGATAACTTGTCTTACTTTCATAAGTTTATTGAATTGAACTGTCAATGACTTTGATTCTTCTGGATGTTTATTATACCACTCGTAATATTCCCCCATCAATTCTTCATATTGTTTTGATTTTAATCTCAAATAGATTGGGGTAATAATCTTTTCAGGTAAATCTAATACATCAGTTTTTAATCTTCTCAATACTTGTCTTGATGTTCTATCTCTTAACTCTTCTAAGTTAGACGCACCATTCACATTCCACACTTTTCTATTTCCCGCTTTGAATTGATAACCCTGACAATAACGAATGACATATGCCATCCAATTTTGAGCAACAGGACTTTCAATTAGATTCAATAAGTTATAATAATTAATTGGTCGATTGGTCATAGGTGTACCAGTTAACAACCAAAGATATTTTGATTTCTTTACAAAGTCATTTATTAGTTTCGTTCTGCTCGCCTGACTATTACTTGCATAATGAGCCTCGTCTATAATTATTAAATCAAAATTAGCCTTTGATATTGGACTATTCTCTTTATCTTTTAAATCATAAAAGTTTTTAAGTATATCATAATTTACAATAACAAAGTCGTGTTCAGTCGAAAAGTTTTTACCTTCAGAAATATAAACACTTCTATCCGTGTAATTTCTAATTTCTCTTTCCCAATTTATTTTTAAAGATGCTGGACAAATAATTAAAATCTTTTTGGAATTAGTTTCCAATGCTGCAATAATAGTACTAGTTGTTTTTCCTAATCCCATATCATCAGCTAAAATAAATTTATTACTACCGACTAATTTCTCAATTGCGGTTTTTTGGTGTTCAAGTGGTGGTCTGTGGGCATATTTACTGTAATCGATTTTAACTTCCGTAGTATTGTGTGTTTTTAATAAAGCAGCCTTAGGTAACCACATATCAGTAATAGTGTCACCAGTGTTAAATCTACCCCAAATATGATATGATTTATCTTTATCAACCAACAGTTTTTCAACCCAAACATCAGTAGGAACGGTTAACATATTTTTTTCATCTGCAATTTTCTTTGCAAAATATGGTTCAATATTTACCCATTTTTTAGCAACCTTTGGTTCAACATTATGGTAATTGATAATGTATTCCGACTGTGAACGTGTTGGATAGAATTTATTATTGGTTTCTTTATGATGTTTTAGTTTTAAAATAAAGTTATTTCCACCTGAATATGTGTCCAAAATATTAAGTGCTTTTGATTCAATAAGATTAGATGTTTTACCTGTTAAACTCAAAGTAAATTTTTAACATAAAAATAGTTGATATCTTAATATTTATCAATATGACAAATAAAATACCTATAACAAGAATTGGAAAATTCTTTGATGCGAGTGATTACCAATTGGATATATCAATGGGTGAGGAATGGTTATATGGTGATATGAACTTTACCATTGTATTATATCGTATAGATAGAATGAAAACAAAGACTGACGATGTTTATGGTGAAGCATTAAAAGATGGGATTAAATTTCTACCCCCAATTGAATTAAAAGGTTATGTTCAAATATCCGCACCTGAAAATAAACAGATTGCAGGAAATAAAATGAATCAGGTTGAACCAGGAAATATGAGGTTTTCAACATATCAAAAACAATTGGATGAATTGGATGTTGATATACAATTTGGTGATTACTTGGGGTATTATGAAACTGAAGACAGATTAAGATATTATGTTGTTAATAATGATGGTAGAGTTGTTTCAGATAATAAACACAACTACGCTGGTTACCGACCTTACTATCGAACAATAATGGCATCTGCGGTTATTGATAATGAATTTAGAGGATTATAATTATGCCACTACCAAAAAAAATAAAGAAAAATTTACCATTGACTGAACCTAAAGTTGGTTTAGCAAGAAGAGAGGAACTTTTAGAAAAAATAAATAGGGATGGAACATATCTACCCAAATCATTATTACATGCTGATTTGGATGGGGGATTTTTAGAATTTGTTAAAAATGAATTAAAAACTGTAGTTGATGGTAAAACTATTCCTACTATAGATATTTTAATAACAACTCAGAATTGGTCTCAATTCACCGAAACATGGGACATACAAAATTTAGATAAAAACGTTGAACTTCCTTTTATTTCAATAGTTAGGACACCTGAAGTTAAATACGGATCAAATCCCTCATTATTATATACAATACCTAATAGAAAACAATATTTCTATGCACAAGTTCCTACTTGGGATGGACAAAGAAGTGGTATGGATATATATAAAATCCCACAACCAGTACCAATTGATATTACTTATCAAGTTAAAATTGTTTGTAACAGAATGAGAGAACTGAATCAGTTCAATAAAAATGTTATTGAAAAGTTTAGTTCAAAACAATCATATCAAGTTATCAAAGGACATTATATTCCAATAGTTATGGGTGATATATCAGATGAATCTGTAATGGACGTAGAGAAAAGAAAGTATTACATTCAAAGTTATCAGTTTACATTATTGGGATTTTTAATAGATGAAAATGAGTTTGAAGTTTCCCCATCAAAAACTAGGGTACTTCAAGTATTGGAAATTGATACTCAAACAACTAAACGAGGTAGAAATAGAAATGCGTCATTACCTAGTATATTCGATGCTGTGTTTGTTGTGGGAAATAATACTTTATCTCAAATGTTTGATTATACAACAAATCTGGCTGTTGATGACACGGATAATGTTGAAAATTTTGATGTATATATCAACAATGATTATTATGGTAGTGATGTAAACGAAATTCAAATTAATACAGGTGATGTCTTAAGAATTGAAGTTGTAAAAACTATTTCATCCAATGAATCTAAAATTAAGATATTAAATCCACTACTAGCTTAACTATCCCCATATATATCTTTTTTTTCCTTACATTTTTCAATAATAAGTCTTTCTAAGAATCGATACATTTTGATTCCATTTTTATCACAATAAGATTTAAGAATATTGTGAACCTCTAAAGATATTTTTAAATTCTTTATTTTTTTACCTTCTTTATCCATGGTAGAAAAAAGGTAGAATTTATTCTACTCAATTTATTAATACATATCACAAAGTAAAGTTTTTGAGTTTTTGAGTAATATTTATCATAAAATAAATTATTTAAAAATAAAAAAAAATGGCAAATAAAGTTTTCGTTTCTCCAGGTGTCTACACTTCAGAAGTCGATTTAAGCTTTGTTTCTCAAAGTGTTGGTGTAACAACTTTGGGTATTGTCGGTGAAACTCTAAAAGGTCCAGCCTTCGAACCTATCTTTATTACTAACTATGACGAGTTTCAAACTTACTTCGGTGGAACTTCACCTGAAAAATTTATTAACACTCAAATACCAAAATATGAGGCGGCTTATATAGCTAAAGCATATTTACAACAATCAAATCAATTATTTGTTACAAGAATTCTTGGTTTATCAGGTTATGATGCGGGTCCTTCATGGACAATAACTACAAAAGCAAATGTAGATCCAACAACAGTTGACTTCTTATGTGAAAGTGGAATTACTTCAGGTTGTACTCAAGTTTGTGTTGATTATTTAACAATACCTTTTACCGCAACATTTACAGGTTGTACTAATAGTATTGATAGTATTTCATTTGATGATTTATCTGGTGACTTACCTCCTCAATTAGTTAATAAATTGAACTTACCATATGAAAAATTTGATGGTAGTGTGTCTTCATTATATGCAAATATAACACAACAAATTTTTGATGTTATGAACGCACCGTTGACTCTTGACTCTTCAGTTTATTATTACGGTCCAATATCAGGTGCTGACTATACAAATTTAGTAAGTGCAGGTTTCACCGCAGCTACTAACGTTTTTGGTGTTGAGGATGTTAACAAAGATTTGTGTGATTTATCTTCACCATTGAATGACCCTTGGTATTATGCGACTTTTGATAATTTGGGTAATGCTCAATATACAGGATTCTCAATGTGGTCGGTTGTTGAATTAACAATAATTCATACAGCAACAACTACAACAACTAGTACTTCAACTACTACTACAACAACAAATCCTTGTGTTACCCCAACACCCGCAACAACAACTACAACGACAACATCTAAACCTGTTTTCTGTTATACTGGTACCTTTATAGGTAGATTGTATGTTTGGGAAGGTGTAGCTTACACTGACTATGATGATTTGGTTATTGCTACTCTACGTTCAAGAGGTTTAGCAACTTATACTTCTGATGATGGACCTGTTTACGAAGTTTCAGGGGTGACTGATGTAAGTATGAATTGTACTGGTGTTTACTCAGGTGTTACTAAGAATCCTTTTTCAACATTTGGTTTAAATATCACAAATAAAGATAATCAAACATTCTTCTTTGAAACATCATTTACTAATTCAGATCCTAAATTTTTAACAAAGGTATTTGGTGTTTCTAACTTCTCAAAACCAAAATCCACAACTCCATTATTTGTGGAAGAAGTTTTCCAAGCTCTTTTAACTTATGGTTATAGAAAAGGATATATACGTGGTTTGAATTGTTCTTTAACCGCATTACCAAATGCGAAACAACAAAACGATCCAACATCAATTGCATGGTATTTGGAAAAATACCAATCGCCTGAATCACCTTGGCTTGTTTCTGAATTAAGAGGTAATAAAGTATTCAACTTATTTAAGTTTGTAACTATTGCTGATGGTAATGATGCAAACGTTGAAGTTAAAATATCAATTGGTAATATCTCATTTAACAATGGAACATTTGATGTGTTTATTAGAGATTTCTTTGATAACGATTCAAACCCTGTTGTATTAGAGAAGTTTACAAGTTGTTCAATGAATCCACAAGAGAATAACTTCGTGGCTAAAAAAATAGGAACGATGGATGGTGAATACCAATTGAATTCTAAATATGTAATGTTGGTAATGAATGAAGATGCACCAATAGACGCTCTAC